AAGCTGTGAAAGCCTTTTGTATCTGTAACGCTTGTAAGTACCTGTACAGGCACGAGAGAAAAAACGGTGTTGAGGATGTAAGAAAGGCTAAGTGGTATTTAGAGAAGTACTTGGAACTTGAAGAGAGGAAGTAATGAGGAAATTAAAAGTAAATGACTTTTTCTGTGGATGCGGAGGGCTAGGGCTGGCCTTCCAAGAAGCAGGATATGAGATAGTTGGTGCTTGGGATTTTGATAAGTTCGCTGTAGAGACCTACAGAGAGAATGTTGGCGACCATGTGCAGAAGGCGGATATTAAAGAGCTGCACCAAGCAGATATTCCACAGGCGGATGTGTGGGCTTTCGGCTTTCCGTGCGTTGACCTTAGCGTGGCAGGAAAGCAAAAAGGCATGATTCTAAAGTGTCAAGATTGCGGAGAGGTGATAAAGATAAATCCGGAAGAGTACACAGGAGAAAACACTTGCCCTAAGTGTGGCGGTAAAGATTTAAGGGCAGAAAGCCGAAGCGGATGCTTCTTTGAGATTATGCGACTACTTGAAGAGACAGAGTTAGAGAGAGAAGAAGCCATGCCGGCCGTTATCATAGCGGAGAATGTTAGAGGGCTAAAGCCTTACTTGCCTGTGCTGTGCATGGAGTATGAAAGACATGGCTACACTGCTCATATTCAAATGTTTAACTCTAAGTATTGGGGAGTACCTCAGAATCGTGAAAGATACGCAGTTATCGGAACAAGAAACAAACTAGGGCTATCCTTTAAATTTCCGGAAGAACAGTATGAGTTTGTGCCGAAGCTGTCGGACTTCTTGGAAAAGGATGTTCCGGAGAAATACTACCTATCGGATGAAAAGGCACAGACAATTATACAACAAGCTTTACAGAAGCTAGAGAAATTAGGAAAGTGCCATGCCTGCATTACTCCGGATAGGATAAACAAAAAGCAAAATGGTCCAAGGGCAAAAGCAGAAGAAGAGCCGATGTTCACCCTTACTGCCCAAGACCTTCACGGAGTAATTATGTTAGAGGAAGAATATCCAATTACAGTAGCTGTCAATAAGAATGGGAGGAATGTTACAAAGACGACCGAGATTTCTCCATGCCTTACCGCTAGAGATTATAAAGGGTTTGCAGGAAAATTGGAAATGATAGCAGTTATCGAAGAAGGAAAGGGAGAAATAAGTGGAACAGACAGTCAATAATGACTTACAAATGATAGGAATGCTAGATATAAAAGGGTTAGAAACCTGCAGAAGAGTATATTCTACCGATGGAATATCTCCAACACTTACGGCATCCGAGGGGGGGGCATAGGCAGGTGAAAATCTTTGATACAAAACGATTAAGGGTTAGAAAACTGACTCCGAAGGAATACGGAATACTGCAGGCGTTCCCTATGGATAGGTGGAAGCAAGTAGTATCGGATTCCCAAGCCTATAAGCAGTTCGGCAATGCCGTCACAGTAACGCTTTTCAAGGCTATAGCAGAAGAGATAGCAAACAGCATCCACGAAGCAGAAAAAGGGGCATAAGCCTATAGAAAAGGGGGAAATATATGGACTGGATAAGAAACGGAAAGAAATACGATACAAAAACGGCGGAGTTGATATGGAAAGGCTATAAGTATGTTGATGTTCTATTTGGTGAAGAAAGAAAAACTATAGTAAGTAATTTTTACAAGAAAAGAAGCGGAGAATGCTTCTTGGTTGTAGAAACAAAAAGAGGTAGTTTTAGGAATGGACGGGACGAAAGAGAACCCGAAATAACTACATTCACCGAAGAAGAAGCAAAGAAATATGCAGAAGAGAATCTTTCTGTCAAAGGGTACGAAAGAGCTTTCGGCGAAGTAGAGGAATAAGAGAGGGGAGAGTATGCAACAAATCATAAATGGCAAGAAGTATGACACGGAAACAGCGAATTATTTTGGTGCTTGCGAATCAACAAATTTGAAGTGTGGTTTTAAAGAGCGCATAGCTTTGTTTAGAAAAGACAATGGAGAATACTTCCTGCATAATTCTTTGCAAGAATTAAGTTGGATAGGCGATAGAGTTTTAAACTTGAATATAAACCCATTGACAGAAGCCGAAGCTAAGAAATGGGCAGAAAAGCATCTATCTGTAGAGAGATACGAAGCGTTTTTAGGGGAATGCAAGGAATAAAAAGGGTAAAAAAGGGGTAAGAATTAGCAACATCTCATTGAGCTATACCGGCGTAAGTGATACAATATATAGTATACAAATAATATAATTATACTATATATTGTGTTTATGGAGGATGGCTCAATGGTTCTTACTCTAAGGGTTCTTGAAAATTGTCGAAAAAGGGGTAACAAGCTGCACTTATTAAGGGCTAAAAAGCAATTGATAGCCTGTACAGAGGTTGTAGACTTTGCGACAGACTACAGAAAAGGTTATCCCCGGCCTATCATCTTAAGAGGGTGTAATGTTACCGAATATGACAAGGTGGCAAAATCCATATTCGATTGTGAACGAAAGCAAAAAAGGGTAAAAGATGCGATACAGAATCTTGATATACCGGAACATGAAAAAAGGGTGCTGATTCTGTTTTACATAGAGGGGCTAAGCCTTAGGGAAATATCTTACACCCTAAGCAAAGAAAAGGGGAAAAGGGTTAGTTCTGAATCTTTGAAAGTGCAAAAAGGGATAATCTTGGAAAGGGTGAATTGTGGCTAATGATGAGTTTTACACTCCAAAAAGGATGAATCCTGCAGAGCTGTAAACTGAAAAAAGGGTAAATTAAAAGAGGGGTTAAAGCCCCTCTTTAATTTGTTATAACCAACCTAAGTCTTAGCAATATCTGTACTCATACTTCTCTAAAATATCCTCACAAATCTCTTTGAAGTTGGGATTTTCGAGGGTGTCGAAGTCAGTGTTGTATTCTTCGTTTTTGTCTATGCATCCGCATTCCTTCAAGAAGTAGTATCCTCTATAAGTGCTTGCGTAGTTTCCTTCTTCGTCCTCAAAGTAAAATGTAATACCTCCGTCATCCTCCGCCCCTACGCATTCGGTTTGGATGTAGCTTTCGATGTCCTGTAAAGTAACCTTTTTCATTTTGTACCGCCTTTCTTTTGTGATGGGGGCTATATTAAGCCCCTAGTTTTTCAATAAGTGCTATAATTTCGGTTTCTTTGCTATTTACCATTTTCCTAGCTTCCCTTTCGTCTATTCCGATTAAGCCGGAAAGCCTTTTGCTTACTTCCATGTAAGCGTTGAACTGTACCCTATAGGATAGGTCGAAAGCCTTTTCTGATTCTTCGCTTCCCGTGCGAACCATTTTTTCTTCTGCTCTGTCGCAAGCTCTGCTTGCTGTGATGTAGGTCTGCATAGCTTCTTTAAATTCTGTAATTTGCTTTTTCATGATGTAGCTCCTTCCTAAAATGGGTTTATATAAATGCGGATATTGTAGGGGTAAACTTGCTTACCTGTATCCACTCGCCGTAATTGCCAGCGTGTACCTTTCTTGTAAGAACTTTGCATATTTCTTCGTCCATGCCTGGATGAGGAATATATATAAAGGTTACTGTTTTTGCAGTTCTTCTTATGATTTTTATAGCTTCCCTTTGGAGGGGGTCGCCATCGGTGTATTGCTGAGGCTCTTTGTAATAAGAGCCGATTTTAAATTTTATATTCCTTAGTGCCTCCGCCTCTGCTTCCCTTGCGGAAGCGTTAGCGGTTTCGAGAATCGCAATGGCTTTTTCTAAGTCCATAGACTTTTTAAGCCGATAACTCATAAAATTAATAATGTTTGCCATAATTCCACCCTAACTATTATCCTTTCTATGGCTTATGCCATCCTTCTGCTGTCGTCTTTTCCGATGTATAATTTAATATCGTTTGCCTGCATGTAATCTATTTCATCAAGTAATATTGTTAAATTCTTTGCTGTGGGAGCGTATCCATCAAATAACTTGCATAAAGTCCCTTCTCTGTAGTAAGTAGGATTGTAAATTCCAAAACAACCTTGCGGAGTTGTAAAGTATGTATCAAGAATTATATTTCCCGTTCTAAAGTGGAAACCTACTTGAATTGTGAGATTTCCTTTTTCTGCCCAAAAGCTAATCAAAGACCCGCCTTCTTTTAATGTATAACCTTTATTCTCTGCCGCCTTTACAAGTTCGATTAAATCTTTATTCATCCTATACCTTCTTTCTACAGCTATGGGGCTGTGCGTTTCTTGTTTCTTTCGATGCACCAATTATACAATAATATGCACCAATTACAATAGGCAGAATAGATAAAGTTTGCACCAATTATTTATATA